ACCAGCTCTCTCACCTCCTCTTTCGAGGGGTGAGATTTAACTCATCGCCATCGCATAACGAGTTTACTTGTTTTGCGACGTGTGTATGACCTGACTGAAAAGGGAGCAACATCTTCAATAAGATGCTGATCCCGTGTTACTAACGTAGGTTTACGATCTGACGTGGGAGGCCTAGCACCTTCGGTGAAGAACCGAAGGAGCATAGACCAACCAGGCATTTCGTGCCTAATGATAGGGGCCTTAATATCTAACACTCGCCACTGTCTCTTTTGGAGACGGCGGTTAGTGCGGGATATACGAGGCCTCATGTATTCAGGTACTTCGACTAAGCTAGGACATGCGAGTTGCATGTCTTTCGCAGGAACTGCACCATATACTAGGTGCAGCATTCTTACGATTTGATCGTAACAGTTGAAGTACTTTCTAGCATGCATGGCGTTTGCATAGGCAATCCATGATGTATAGACTTCAGGGGACGGGGATGATGACCACGGAGTCCTTAATCGGACAGGCGTGACACTAGCGCCCTTAAAGGCGTCTGTGCCACAGGATTCTCTGAAGAATCCTGCAGTGCAACTCTTGTCGCGGTTTACTTTTAAACCAAACGTCTCGAGTTGTTCGATTGCATTCACGGCGTAAGCCGACGGGGCAATCACATCATCTCCATACACTAGGATACTCTCGCGAGTATCCGCATCGGGTGCTGCCGCGGTAAGGATCGCCCAGACAGTTAGCGCCAGTATTGGGAAGCATAAAGCACTTCCCATTGGGGCAAACTTCTGTAGCGGAATAACCTTACCGTTTGGCAACACCGTGGCCGAACTCCTACAACATTCCAGGTACTCACATACGTGAGGCGGGAAGAGTAGGCGAACCAAACCAACAGAGACACGATCACTAGCCTCATTGAGGTCTAGTGTAACGTACCTACCAGTGCGACTCCCTAATAGGGCGCCGAACTGATTGGGCTGTTGATTCGTGAAGAATACATTGAACTTTGTAAGTTCAAGTTCTTCAATGTGTTGAACCAACCTTCGCATAATGCCTTGCTGAATCCATTGATAATCAACGGGTTCGCAAGATATTAAACGAGGGCCGCGTGAATCTTTCGGAACGAGTATAACCCGTGCCGGAAGATCCTCATCCTTAACCTGATTCAGGCTCGGGATGCTGTCAGCTACATGCGTTAACGACGTATAAAAATACTCGTCTAACGGATATTTCTGACGGATGCGACTACTGACGTTCGTCCATTCATACTTACTCCAGAGCTGCTGCCGGGTGGCAACTGCTCCAGGTCCGTGTGAGGGGACGATGTCGCGGAAGTCGAAGTCCTGGAACACCTTGTAAAGGAGTATCCGGGCTTCGCGCACAACGTCGACGGGAGCCATATTAGGTTTTAGCCTAATTGGCCTGTCGGCGTTGCGTAATAAGGCTGCTTGAGTCAGGGACTCAAACAAACCAGATAGGTTCGAAATGTCCGACTCAGTTTTTACAAACTTATCGATGACATTTTGTTCTAGTTCAGCCGAGTAAGGGAGCTCGTACTTGTAAAACAAGTAACAGAAATCCCTTATGACTCTGATGCTATCTGCGCACGCGTCCGGAAGGACAGTGCCGGTTGGATGCAGAACACGACTAAAGAACTCACCCATAAAGATGGGAAGTTCACTACCACGTTGGGGTTTGAAGCCCAATGCAGTAGCTGATAGTGGTGTCTGTGAGGCAAGAGCCTTATCTAAGGCCTTGCCCAGCCGCGGTAAGGTTTTCGTAAGAAAACCGAAACCTTCCGATCGTAGTCTAGACTCGACCTTTTTCAAGGTAAGTCGAAGACTACGTGTGTTAAACACAACTCCATGCGACATGTGAATGTCGTTTAGGAATGCAGCGATGAGCTTATGTTCATCTTGCCTCTTATTAGGTACCATATGGTTTCCTATGCAAGAGTATGCATACACTAAACGAACCCCATTTACATGCCTCGAACGAAACGTCCCATATGTCAAAAAAGACACATAAGAAGTTACCGCTATACCTTGAGTCTATAAGAAACGGCAGGCGGCTGAGACTTCCAACTGTGAAGTTGGAGCTCAGCAACCTGAGTTTCTATATAGACCCACTGTATAATGGTCCGATAACTGACGAACAACAACTACTAGTGGGAGGCTACTATTCCGGCAGCGTGTTTACCGTTAAAAACGGTATTTACGTAGCAGGAACTAGGAGATTCTCATTAATAATTGACGACGAGTACTAAGGAGGAGTAGCAACGGAGTTGCTACTAGATGATACCGAGTTAGTTGAACTCGGTATCCCTCTAGAGGACAAGTCTACGTCACCATGAGCATGAAATTCATGCTCATGAGGCGTAAGTAGGTCAGTGCCGATCGTGCCGGTGCCCCCATTACCGTTCGTACCTACGAACAGAAACGGGTGCCCGACAATGAGGAGGCTAACTAGTGCTAACAAGGCACCAGTTATACTAAGAACGCGCTTCTTATTCATCTCTTGATGAGTTATCTTGGCGGATTTTACAATCCACCAAGCAGAAGCGCTTGAGCACCGTTACCAGTGCCATCGAAGAGCACAGTCGTTCCAGCGCCAGTTGTGGCGACGAAAGACACGAGCTCAGCGAGGGCATTAGTAGCTTCGGTAATAGTCGTCATGGCTCCCACAGGGATGTCCATGACGATATACGCCGAAACCGTAACAGGCAGCGTAACGTCCACTCCCGACATGACAGTTTTGTCAATTCGGACAAGTGAGCGACGACGCAGCTTGATACCCTTACCAGTCTCTTGATGATTAATCGTGAGACGGTGAGGCAACGAAGGAGTCTCCGTAATTTGGGAGAACACTCGTTGACGGTCCTTAAGTTGCAAGCTCTGGAATTCAACTTCCGCGCCTGCAGCGTTCTTCAGTTCATTGGTGTTAAGTGTATTACTTAGCATACTTTTTGTTGTCTACTTAGACGATTGTGTTAATGGCGGCGCCTCCTTGATAAAAGGAGTGATCCGCCCAAGACTATCTCGTCTAGGGATAGTCCGCTCGATTGAATCGAGGTTGATGTCATCTCATACGGCTGGCGTCTGTACGCCTCGTCGTAGACAGATGAGCAAGGGATCCCGTTCCATCCAGCATAGTCGACAGATGTTGCCACATGGCGACGTCTGTGGATGGACCAAAGGGACCTTTGTATAACCATCACCGGTTCCAAGTTGGTCATGCCGTACTTTTTGAGGAATGAACCTACGTTCACTACCCAATCGACGACAAACGACCATGGGATTGCATTCCAGATGATCTGGGGGTTAAAGTTAACCCCAAGCTCATCCATTAATGCAAGCAAGACCACGTGGTCTCGCTGCCAATTACTATAAAGATAGTAAAACTGCATCTCAACATGGAACTTAGCGGGCTCATAACTGATGGTACGATGAGAAACAACATCAACCTGACATTCTCTCGCGAAGTGCTCTGCACTCACGTAATAGAATGTCGCGGCTTGATGTGGACTCGTCTCCGTTTCGTTATCAGCGTTACTCGGAATAGCCATTTTATAATGGCGAGTCCGAACACGCGCGGCTGCTTCCACTTGGCGGTGTAAATCCGCCTTGTAGGACTTAAAGGCTTTAAAAATGCCTTTAAGATCTGATAGTAGCGGTGCGAAGTTAAATCTATATTGTAGATTTAAATCCGCCGCTCTACGGGCAATCTCCCTCATTGACAAACCACGGAGCGTTTTCATGGCATGATTAGGACCTACGAGTAGGTCAAAATGATGCCCGATACGATCAATGGTGTCTCCGACATGGGAGAAGGTACTGGTCATGTGCTTGAAGTCCTTAAGTTCATAAATGAAATTAAGGCAACTAACACGTGGCCGAATTCCTGGCAGAATCTGCTGATGAGCAGAATCCAGGAGCGATTCCAGATCTGTAGGCGGTGGGATGATTAAATCACCCGACGCTGAGATCTGGTACATAGGTGGCAGGCCGTAAAACGGCTCTGCCACCGACCCGTACGTACCGAACAACGCATATGGCGGAGGGAATAAATTCCTCCATATACGGTTCATGGCAGGATGATCCTCGTTACCGCTGAAGAAGTAATAATCAGCCATAACGGGGGGTCTCATGCCATCCGTATATACATCGGAGTCCCTTCTATAATGTGAGAAGGAATTCCAATTGTGCCAGTTGCCCCCGGCAGGCGAGCTTAACTCATGCATGGTTTGGTAACCATTGACAAGTGTGCTCGACGTGTCGGGAATACTATAGCCAGATGGGGTCCTCTTGATATCCCAATCGCCGGCGATAACGCCGTCGTGGAAGTCGAGATGGGTCTCAACATAGCCATCGTATCGTTCTCGGTACATATGTATACAAACCCGCCGAAGCAGGCATGGACGTTAAACAGTTTGTTTAACATGAGGTGCACGACCAACAGGGTCG